CTTCCTCGATAACAAATTCGATTCTGAAAAATACCGAAATAACGTGCGTGAACTGACCCCGGCAATTCTGGCGGTACTACCGCTGGAATATCGCGGTTACCTGGTTGAGCAGGATAGCTTCATGGCTAGGTTGGCTGAAATGGAAAAGGAACTCAGTGAGGCAAAACAGGCTGTCATTCTCAACGCACCACGCCACCAGAAACTGAAGGAAATTAGTGAAGGTATTGTGTCGATGTTTCGTGTGGACCCAGATCTGGCTGGTCCATTGATGGCGATGGTTACTACCATGCTGGGGGCGATATGACAGGTTCAGAAATGGCGAAAGCCGGTCTGCTGGAACAGAACCGACTTTCAGGTGCAAATCGTAACACACTCATTGCGGGAGGAATTATGGCAAACACTGCTGAGATATTCAATTTTCCAGTGCCGGATGCGGCACAAAAGGAGCCGCGCGTGGCAGATCTCGATGATGGTTATACGCGCATTGCAAATGAGTTGCTGGAAGCTGTAATGCTGGCCGGATTAACACAGCACCAGCTTCTGGTCTTCCTGGCTGTCATGCGCAAAACATATGGCTTTAATAAAAAACTGGATTGGGTGAGCAACGAGCAACTTTCCGAGTTGACCGGGATATTGCCGCACAAGTGTTCTGCTGCAAAAAGTGTTCTGGTAAAGCGTGGGATTTTTATTCAGAGCGGGCGGAATATAGGCATTAATAATGTGGTCAGTGAATGGTCAACATTACCCGAATCAGGTAAGAAAAATAAAGTTTACCTGAAAGAGGTAAATTTACCTGAATCAGGTAAGAAAAGTTTACCCAAATCAGGTAAAGGCACTTACCCGAATCAGGTAAACACAAAAGACAAACTAACAAAAGACAATATAAAACCTTATTCGTCCGAGAATTCTGGCGAATCCTCTGACCTGCCAGAAAACGACCTTCCTGTGGTGAAAGCGGATGCTGCGATTCAGAACGGCAGCAAGTGGGGGACAGCAGAAGACCTGACCGCCGCAGAGTGGATGTTTGACATGGTGAAGACCATCGCGCCATCAGCCAGAAAACCGAATTTTGCAGGGTGGGCTAACGATATCCGTCTGATGCGTGAACGTGATGGACGTAACCACCGCGACATGTGTGTACTGTTCCGCTGGGCCTGCCAGGACAACTTCTGGTCCGGTAACGTGCTGAGTCCGGCCAAACTCCGCGACAAGTGGACCCAGCTCGAAATCAACCGAAACAAGCAACAGGCTGGCGTGACAGCCGGCAAACCAAAACTCGACCTGACGAACACTGACTGGATTTACGGGGTGGATTTATGAAAAACATCGCCGCACAGATGGTTAACTTTGACCGTGAGCAGATGTGCCGGATCGCCAATAACATGCCGGAACAGTACGACGAAAAGCCGCAGGTACAGCAGGTAGCGCAGATAATCAACGGTGTATTCAGCCAGTTACTGGCAACTTTCCCAGCGAGCCTGGCTAACCGGGACCAGAACGAACTGAACGAAATCCGCCGCCAGTGGGTGCTGGCTTTTCGGGAAAACGGGATCACCACAATGGAACAGGTTAACGCTGGAATGCGCGTAGCCCGTCGGCAGAATCGACCATTCCTGCCATCACCCGGGCAGTTTGTTGCATGGTGCCGGGAAGAAGCATCCGTTATCGCCGGACTGCCAAACGTCAGCGAGCTGGTTGATATGGTTTACGAGTATTGCCGGAAGCGAGGCCTGTATCCGGATGCGGAGTCTTATCCGTGGAAATCAAACGCGCACTACTGGCTGGTTACCAACCTGTATCAGAACATGCGGGCCAATGCGCTTACTGATGCGGAATTACGCCGTAAGGCCGCAGATGAGCTTGTCCATATGACTGCGAGAATTAACCGTGGTGAGGCGATCCCTGAACCAGTAAAACAACTTCCTGTCATGGGCGGTAGACCTCTAAATCGTGCACAGGCTCTGGCGAAGATTGCAGAAATCAAAGCTAAGTTCGGACTGAAAGGAGCCAGTGTATGACGGGAAAAGAAGCAATTATTCATTACCTGGGGACGCATAAGAGCTTCTGTGCGCAGGACGTTGCTGCGGTAACAGGCGCAACAGTAACCAGCATAAACCAGGCTGCGGCTAAAATGGCGCGGACAGGAATCTTAGTTATTGATGGTAAGGTCTGGCGAACGGTGTATTACCGGTTCGCTACCAGGGAAGAACGGGAAGGAAAGGTGAGCACGAATCTGATTTTCAAGGAGTGTCGCCAGAGTGCCGCGATGAAGCGGGTGTTGGCATTTTATCGCGGCAATTTTCAATAGACTATGTACATAAAAATATCATTTTTTAATACATGTCTAATTATTGGACGAAATTGGTTTTTGCTTTGGTTTAGTTAGCCTAGCAATCAAGCCAGAGGCAATAATGATGATCCAAGCAATTTGATGCAATGCTACTCCAATATAAGAACCTTTATAGATAATAAAGGCATAGATCGCTAGAAACGAAATAAATATCCATAACGAAAGTTGATAAATTTTGGCGCGCATATTTAATCCAATCAATCAGAAAGACGAGTAATCATAGAGGTACTATCACCCGGGTAACTATTGCTATTATGAACGGATAGGATAGAGGCTTCAATAACATATGCATCAAGTATGATGGAATATGTAGATGAAAATGACTTGTGTCAAATTTGTGGAAATGAGTACCATGTTTCTCTGAAATTGATGTCGTTAATGGCTAGTGATAGTGAACTTTTTTACTTTATAATTCCTTTGGTTATAACAATAAGGTAAATTTATGAAGAAGATAATATTATTAGCCATGATTATTGGTTCTTTAACAGGTTGCGCTAGTGTGCCACCATTGAATTTTTCAACACCTAACGTGGGAGTTAGCCAGAAAAAAATAGATGCTGAAATTAAGTCATTAACGGTATCACTTGCTCGTCCAGATGAGCAGAAAGGGGATATCACTGCTGGTATGGAGGCTATAACTCCAATTTGGCGTGAATCTTTGCAGGAAGCACTCGACCGAATGACTATTTTTCGTGATAGTTCACCAAATACGGTTAGCTTAAATGTTAAAGTGTTGGCTCTTGACGTTCCTGCTTTTGGTGTTTCAATGACAACTAAAGCAATTGCAAGGTATGAAATAATCAACCGTGCGAATGGTGATATTATATATACGCAGGATATTGAGTCTACCGGTACTGTTCCAGCCAGTTACGCATTCTACGGTATTGTTCGAGCACGCGAATCTGTTAATCGCGCGGTGCAAAACAACATAACGCAGTTCTTGCAAGCATTAGAAAGTGTTGATCTTTCTCGTCCAATGTTTCCTGTTAGGGTAGCTAAATGAAGCGATTATTCGTAATTGCTCCACTCTTAGTGTTGGTTGGATGCGCACAAAATATATCGCCAAATAGTTATTCTGTTGGCTCTGTGGGCATGGTTAATCGAACTATCGCTGGTACAGTTATTAGTGCCAGGGGGGTTGATATCAGTGGGACTTCCGCGTTAGGCGGGACTGCTGGGGCTGCCGTGGGGGCAACCGCTGGTTCTGCGCTTGGTGGGGGAGTTCGTTCTAATATCGTTGGTGCCGTTGGTGGTGCAGTCATTGGTGGTATTGCCGGGGCAGCAATCGAATCTTCAGCAACAAAACAAACAGGCATGGAATATGTTGTCGAAACTGAGAATGGGAATTTAATGACCATTGTTCAAGGCAAAGATCCGTTATTTACTCAAGGAAGTAAGGTCCTTGTTTTATACGGAAACCCTTCTCGCATAATAACAGACCCGCGTCACTAACATACCTTTTGATTTTGTAAAATCAATTCGTAATAATAAAGTCATCGGAGCTTGAACAACTCCGGTGACTTCTGCGCTAAACGGGGACGTTTATGCGCACATACAATCCAAACTCTCTTCTCCCTTCACAGATGCAGAAATGCACCTGCGATTTTTTGCATCCTGCGTTTGACCTCTGCGGAGGTGAAGCGTGAACCTACCACAAGATGGCATCAAATTACATCGCGGCAACTTCACCGCTATCGGCCAGCAGATCCAGCCTTATCTGGAGGACGGAAAATGCTTTCGCATGGTGCTTAAACCGTGGCGTGAGAAACGCAGTCTTTCCCAGAATGCACTCAGCCACATGTGGTACAGCGAAATCAGTGAATACCTTATCAGCAGGGGGAAATCGTTCGCTACCGCAGCATGGGTAAAAGAAGCTCTCAAACACACATACCTCGGTTATGAAACCAAAGAACTGGTTGATGTCGTAACCGGTGAAATCACCACTATCCAGTCGTTACGCCATACCTCCGATCTTGATGCCGGAGAGATGTATGTCTTCCTGTGTAAGGTTGAAGCCTGGGCGATGAATATTGGCTGCCACCTGACTATTCCGCAGAGCTGCGAGTTCCAGCTGCTGCGCGACAAGCAGGAGGCGTAATGGCTACACCGCTTATTCGTGTCATGAACGGACACATCTACAGAGTACCAAATCGTCGTAAGCGTAAACCTGAGCTGAAGCCATCCGAAATACCAACACTGCTCGGATATACCGCCAGCCTGGTTGATAAAAAATGGTTGCGACTGGCAGCAAGGAGGAATCATGGCTGATTTGAGAAAAGCAGCGCGTGGTCGGGAATGCCAGGTAAGAACCCCTGGCGTATGTAATGGCAACCCTGAAACGTCTGTACTGGCACATATCCGGCTGACTGGATTGTGCGGCACCGGTACCAAACCGCCAGACCTGATTGCCACCATTGCATGTTCTGCCTGCCACGACGAAATCGACCGCCGCACACATTTTGTCGATGCCGCATATGCAAAAGAATGCGCGCTGGAAGGTATGGCGAGAACGCAGGTTATCTGGATGAAAGAGGGGGTAATCAAGGCGTGAATACCTACAACATCACATTACCCTGGCCTCCGAGCAATAATCGCTATTACCGCCATAATCGCGGGCGCACGCACGTCAGCGCAGAGGGGCAGGCATACCGCGATAACGTCGCCCGAATCATTAAAAACGCAATGCTGGATATCGGCCTGGCTATGCCTGTGAAAATCCGCATTGAGTGCCACATGCCGGATCGCCGTCGCCGTGACCTGGATAATCTGCAAAAAGCCGCTTTTGACGCACTCACTAAAGCAGGTTTCTGGCTGGATGATGCTCAGGTCGTTGATTACCGCGTTGTGAAGATGCCTGTTACCAAAGGTGGGAGGCTGGAACTGACCATCACCGAAATGGGGAATGAATGATGTTTGAGTTTTATATGGCAGAACTTCTTCGCCACCGCTGGGGGCATCTGCGCTTATATCGTTTCCCCGGTTCTGTTTTGACCGATTACCGAATACTGAAGAATTACGCCAAAACCCTGACAGGAGCAGGAGTATGAAGTCAGAGATAACAATCAACTAATACTGTTTTGTTGATTTTTGCTTGTGATTGGCGTTCTGGTCTGATTTTTGTGGAGTAAGTTGATGCGTGATATTCAGATGGTTCTTGAGCGTTGGGGAGCGTGGGCGGCTAATAATCATGAAGATGTGACTTGGTCGTCCATTGCCGCCGGTTTTAAGGGATTAATTCCTTCAAAAGTAAAATCTCGCCCGCAATGTTGTGACGATGATGCGATGATCATTTGCGGGTGCATGGCCCGTCTGAAAAAGAACAACAGCGATTTGCATGATTTATTGGTGGACTATTATGTCGGCGGCATGACTTTTATGGCGCTTGCACGTAAGCATGGGCGATCTGATTGTTGGGTTGGCAGGATGCTTCAGAAAGCTGAGGGCGTAGTGGAGGGTATGCTGATGGTGTTGGATCTCCGATTGGAGATGGATGCTGATTGTTCGAAATAATTAAAGGAAAAGTTGCTGTCTGATTGTCATTAGTCTAACATTTTAAATGTTGGAATCACAACGTAGTTATTATCATATAACAGCTTGTTTCCTGATTTAGCCAGCCTCCCCAAAGGCTGGTTTTTTTCTAATAAGTATTATTTCGGGTAGGGATTTTATTGTTTAACCCATAATAATTCATTGACATTGAATCCCAACTTTTGAGCGGTTCGCACATAGTCTGCTTTTACTTTATCTGGAATAGTTGGGGTCCTTGCCAGAATCCATAGGTATTCTCTGTTCGGACCACTGACAAGAGCATACTTATACTCATCATCCAGTTTGATTACATTATAGCCACCATAGAAGGGGCCAAAAAACGAAACCTTCAATGCTGCAGTTTTAGTATCTCCAGTAAAGTATGCTTTACCTTCGCTCTCGCTCCATTTATTTTTCGTTGGATCGTATCCACGGTTAAGTACACGAATCCCTCCGTCGTTCCGTTTTCCATAAGTAGCGCTGACCTGTTCCAGACCACGTTCGAACCGGTTCTCGAGGCGAGCTATTTCATACCATTTTCCGAGGTAGCGGTTGGCGTCAAAATTTGTAATCGGCTGCACACCTTTAGGTGGTGTCGGGGCCTTACATGCTATAAGAGTGAAAGAGAGTGCAATGCCAGTCAACACAGGCCATAACTTCATAATAAATCCTGTACTTTTGATAGTTGAGAGTAAGTATGAAAGATAGATGATTACGACCGATCACTTAAAGAACTTTCATACTATATTAGGAATAGTCCATAACAGAAAAATTGTCAGTGATGACGCCAGAAAGGCAATTTATTCCGTGCACTACACAGTTTATGTGTTAATGAATTAGTCAAGGGGGAGAATATGATAAAAAAACCTGTGATTGGAATCAGCGGTTGTTTGGCCGGTTCTGCTGTTCGTTTTGATGGTGGTCACAAAAGAGCTGACTTTTTAATGGACAAATTAGTGGAATGGGTAACATTCAGACCAGTATGTCCGGAAATGGCTATAGGGCTGCCAGTTCCGCGTCCTGCTCTACGTCTTGTGCGCTCGATGCAAGGAAATATACGGATGTGTTTCAGCCACGACCAGAATGAGGATGTGACAGAGAGAATGACAGAGTTTAGTCGTTCTTATATGGACAAATTAAAGGATGTATCGGGGTTTGTGGTTTGTGCTAAATCTCCCAGCTGTGGCATGGAGCGCGTGCGTGTCTATGATGAAAATGGTAATCGAGGTCGTAAAGATGGAGTGGGACTATTTACGAGCACTTTGATGGAAAAGTTTTCCTGGCTACCGGTTGAAGAGGATGGGCGATTACATGATCCAGTGCTTCGTGAGAATTTTGTTGAAAGAGTTTTTGCTTTGCATGAGCTCAATCACCTTTACAAGGAGAAATTATCAAGAAGAGAGTTATTAGCTTTTCATAGTCGTTATAAGCTTCAGTTGTTGGCGCATAGTCAGGCAGGCTATAAAGATATGGGACCATTTGTGGCTGCAATACACGAGTGGGCGGACCTTGAATCATACTTTGAGGTGTATCGTGATAAGCTGATGGCGATTCTCAGAAAACCTGCATCACGTAAAAATCACACGAATGTGCTGATGCATATACAGGGGTATTTTAGTAACTACTTAAGTACACGCCAGCGTAAAGAGTTGAGCGAGGTTATACTTAACTATCGTTCTGGCACATTACCTCTTCTTGCGCCGTTGACTCTGCTGAAGCATTATCTGGGTGAGTATCCTAATGATTACTTGCTTACACAAAATTACTTCGATCCCTATCCGGACGAACTGGCTCTAAGACTGATGGTAAATTAATTGTATGCGATATCATCCAAAAGGATGAGTTCCTGCATGCAGGATATTTACAATCGTAAAAACTACACTATGATACCCAGAGTGTCAGTTTGTATAAAAACTCTGTTTACGCTGAAGAAACAATTGAGATGCAACTTAAAGTTGGTAAACATGCCAGTCAAAATATATGATATTATGATTCCACGCAGCTATATATAATATAACAGATTGGTTTAATAATTTGTCTTTGTGAGTTAAATACATAATTTTATACTTGTGATGTAATGAAATTTTCCTTATTGTTGAACTGGCGAATATTGATTTTCCACCTACACTTACCTGGTGTAACCCCAATGATATCAGGTGGATAATATGCCATACATATGTTCTATCATTTTGGTGTTGAATTCGTTTGATGTCCGAATTGGTAAAGAAGATATTTTGTTTAAAAAAGGAAGTGCTGTTCTCATTGATTACAATTTAAAAGATTTTTTTCATCAAATATAGATCATGTAATGATCGTAGATGTTGAAGAAAAAACAGTTAATGATTTCTTTAAAAGCAACACACTCTCACCTTTTTCTGTAAGAAGGTTTTATCCGGCATACTTGATGGTGGAATGTGAAGATTTTTCATTGTTAAAGAACTTGATTGCATGCTTGAATTGTGATGGCAGAACTGTGGATTTTGTTAGAAATCAAATATCACTTGCATGTCTTGCTATCTTATCTTCAGAGAAAATAGTGCAAAGTTTTTTATTTGGATGTCTTAATAGTTTAGGAAGTAAAGTTAAGGCTATTATTCACACGGATATATCTGCAGCATGGAGACTTTGTGATATATCTTCAAGACTGTATCTGAGTGAAAGTCTGTTAAAAAGAAAATTAAAGCACGAAGGCTTATCATTTAGTAAGTTAATTCTTGAAGAGCGAATGGTGATGGCGGAAAGGTTATTAAGCTACAATTTATATTCTGTTGGAAAAGTTGCTGAGATATGCGGTTATGAAAACACGTCATATTTTGTAAGTGTTTTCAGAAGGTATTTTGGTGTTCCTCCCCATCAATATTCATCAAGATTTTTTTTAGAAAAAGACATGATGTAACGTGATGCGTTTTAATGATTTTGTAATTTTCGTATTTGATAATTGTATGATGCTTTCAGCTACGCCAGAATAATCGCGGCGTTTTTCTTTTTGAATAGATGTTCAAGCCTTACGCTAATGTAACTTCTATACCTTTCCTCTTCGTTCCGAACCGTGTACACCATCCGTTATTTGCGGAGGTGAGGCTATGAAATCCATGGATAAGTTAACAACGGGCATTGCCTACGGCACCTCCGCAGGCAGTGCTGGCTACTGGTTTTTACAGCTGCTCGATAAAGTCACGCCCTCACAGTGGGCAGCAATAGGTGTGCTGGGTAGCTTGGTATTTGGCCTGCTGACGTACCTGACAAACCTTTATTTCAAGATTAAAGAAGATAAGCGCAAGGCTGCGAGAGGTGAATAATGCCTCCATCATTACGAAAAGCCGTTGCTGCTGCTATTGGTGGCGGAGCAATTGCTATAGCATCAGTGTTAATCACTGGCCCAAGTGGTAACGATGGTCTGGAAGGTGTCAGCTACATACCATACAAAGATATCGTTGGCGTATGGACTGTATGTCACGGGCATACAGGAAAAGACATCATTCCCGGTAAAACGTATACCGAAGCAGAATGCAAAGCCCTCCTGAATAAAGACCTTGCCACGGTAGCCAGACAAATTAACCCGTACATCAAAGTCGATATACCGGAAACAACGCGCGGCGCTCTTTACTCGTTCGTCTATAACGTGGGCGCAGGCAATTTCAGAACATCCGCTCTTCTTCGCAAAATAAACCAGGGCGATATCAAGGGCGCATGTGACCAGCTACGTCGCTGGGCATACGCTGGCGGTAAGCAATGGAAAGGCCTGATGACTCGTCGTGAGATTGAGCGTGAGGTCTGTTTGTGGGGGCAACAATGAGCAGGGTAACCGCGATTATCTCCGCTCTGGTTATCTGCATCATCGTCTGCCTGTCATGGGCTGTTAATCATTACCGTGATAATGCAATCGCCTACAAAGAACAGCGCGATAACAAGGCCAGTGAACTGGAGAAGGCGAACGCCACCATTACTGACATGCAGCAGCGCCAGCGTGATGCTGATGCACTCGATGATAAATACACGAAGGAGTTAGCTGATGCGAAAGCTGAAAATGATGCTCTTCGGCGCAAGCTTGATAATGGTGGTCGGGTGCTCGTCAAAGGAAAATGCCCTGTGCCATCCTCAGCCGAAACCTCCAGCGCCTCCGGCATGGGCAATGATGCCACCGTCGAACTCTCTCCAGTTGCTGGACGAAACGTTCTCGGTATCCGGGACGGAATTATCCGCGACCAAACAGCACTGAGAACGCTTCAGGAATACATCAGGACGCAATGCCTTCGATGATAGCGATAATTTTACTCATCATCCTTCACATCTGGCTCTGTAGACAGGGTGGTGCTCACTTCTGGAGTGAATCCAGATTAAACATCTCATTGCTGATGCTTGATATTGAGCATTTTGCGCGCGGTAAGGGGCTGCGTTGAGATAAGAACCAGTCATTACAAATACCAGGATTTAGCCTCGCATTCGCGGGGCTTTTTATTGCCATTACAAAAGCCACTTCCTACAGAGTGGCTTTGATAATGGTTTATACCCTACACGGGATAACTTAACTGATATCCCTTTTAAAGGATAAAGGTATTCAAGCCTGACACATCATGCGCTGTATCGTCGCCGTATTCCCGTATTAACAGAGACCGTAGCCCGACGGGGAACTCCTTCTGCGCGAGTGTGCGGGAATAATCAAAAACGATGCACACCGGGGTTACCGGGTACACATATTTCATCATGCCAGCGAGTCCGGTTCTGGCACGGAAGAAACCGGACGTTATGATTTAGTGCGGAAATATTTGTGTAGTGTTCTGAATGTTCTCAGTAAAGAGTAATGAATTATCAAAGGTATAGTAATACCTTTTGTTTTCGTGGATATTTGTAATCCATCTGAAAACCCCTGCTGTAGCAAGATTTTTCCTGTATTCGTAAAATGATAACTCTCCTGATTTGAATCCTTTTAAGGTGGCTTCTATAAGGCATTTATTTTTTGAAAATCTTACATTTACAACCTTACCCTGTCCTTTTATTAAAACCGTATTATCGTTTTCAAGAACAAGATGAATATTCTCTGTAGCTAAATAGTAAATGTAATGTGAGACATTGTGACGTTTTAGTTCAGAATAAAACCAGTGATAGTTTAAATTATTTCGCACTTTATCGAATATTTGTTTAAAAATGGCAACCTGAGCCATTGTAGTACCTTCCATGTGATATGAGGGGCGTAGTCTGCACGATTATCTAAATTGCTTCAATCTGGTCTGATCTGTTTTCTGAGCAATTCAGTAATGTCACTCTTTTCTTTGTTTGCTTCAGGAGAAACTCTTTTTTCTGAGCACAGTCTCCGGCGGCAGGCTTCAATGACCCAGGCTGAGAAATTCCCGGACCCTTTTTGATCAAGAGCGATGTTAATTTGTTCAATCATTTGGTTAGGAAAGCGGATGTTGCGGATTGTTGTTCTGCGGGTTCTGTTCTTCGTTGACATGAGGTTGTCCCGTATTTAGTGTCGCTGATTTGTATTGTCTGAAGTTGTTTTTACGTTAAGTTGATGCAGATCAATTAATATGATACCTGCGTCATAATTGATTATTTGACGTGGTTTGATGGCGTAGATGCACGTTGTGACATGCAGATGATAATTATTATCATTTTGCGGGTCCTTTCCGGCGATCCGACAGGTTACGGGGCGGCGACCTCTCGGGTTTTCGCTATTTATGAAAATTTTCCGGTTTAAGGCATTTCCGTTCTTCTTCGTCGTAACTTAATGTTTTTATTTAAAACACCCCCTGAAAAGAAAGGAAACGACAGGTGCTGAAAACGGGCTTTTTGGCCTCTGTCGTTTCCTTTCTCTGTTTTTGTCCGTGGAATGAACAATGGAAGTCAACAAAAAGCAGCTGGCTGACATTTTCGGCGCGAGTATCCGTACCATTCAGAACTGGCAGGAGCAGGGAATGCCCGTTCTGCGGGGTGGTGGGAAGGGTAATGAGGTGCTTTATGATTCTGCCGCCGTCATAAAATGGTATGCCGAAAGGGATGCTGAAATTGAGAACGAAAAGCTGCGCCGGGAAGTTGAAGAACTGCGGCAGGCCAGCGAGACAGATCTCCAGCCAGGGACTATTGAGTACGAACGCCATCGACTTACGCGTGCGCAGGCCGACGCACAGGAGCTGAAAAATGCCAGAGACTCCGCTGAAGTGGTGGAAACCGCATTCTGTACTTTCGTGCTGTCGCGGATCGCAGGTGAAATTGCCAGTATTCTCGACGGGATCCCCCTGTCGGTGCAGCGGCGTTTTCCGGAACTGGAAAACCGACATGTTGATTTCCTGAAACGGGATATCATCAAAGCCATGAACAAAGCAGCCGCGCTGGATGAACTGATAAAGCGCAGGCGCTCACTATCAACAAGGATGAGGTTAACTCAACAGTTGATTTAACCCTTACAAAACAATCAGGGACTGGCAATCGTTTTGTTTTACAGAACTCAGGTAATGCAGAACTACCGTTTTCTGTCAGGGTGTGGGGTTCCAGTACTCGACAAAACGTTTTTGAGGTTGGA